CTCACCAGGTGCAGGAGCCGGTTCTTTTTTCGGCATCACTGTTTCGACACCATTCCGCTGAATGACCGAATAACCGAAGACATCAAGAAGTCGAACGAAATCGGCCCGCACCTGGGAGGCTGTACCCTCGACGCGCAAAGATACAGGGCGCTGATCCTGAAGCATTTCCGGCGAGAGCATGAAGGGCTTCTTAAATGCATCTGCATAGAAAATTTGAGCGACCTGGCCAATGGGAATACCGTTCAAGTCGAATTGATAAGGAGTCTGCTTATCGGCAGCCTGAACAGAAAAAGGTATTAAGCACAGCAACAAGAACCGGATCATGGCGCAGCACCTGGAAGTGGGACAGATTGAGTGGCCGACGGCGAAGGCTTAGAACCACTAAACGTACTAACCCGCTGACCATCAAGCTCGCCAGTCATCACACGGCCAGAATTACGGAAATTACTCGGATGTTCATAGCGAACGACACCGTCACTGTTCACCAATACGACCTGTCTCTGACCGTCAACAACAATTTGACCGGCAATACGCCAATCACTTGAGAAACGTACAGAAGCGACTGCTGGCTTCGCTACAGCAGTGGATGTATGACTGACAGAAGCCGAGCCTGCAGGTTGCTCTGAAGTAGTCGCCGGAGAAGCACCACGATTGAAGAAATGCAGGACACCCCAAACGGAACCAATACCGCCAAAGATAATCATGAACACGAAGAACCAAACCTTCGGGTTCTTCAGAATGTTCTGACGATCATCTACCTGCACCTCATTACCTGTACCACCGGCATAAGAGGAATAGAGCGGAAAAATCTCAGGATCATACTTCTTGTTCATAACGTCTACGCGGGCCTTGGCTGTTTGCTTCCAGCCCTCCCACATTTCAACGCGATAAAACTTATGAAGGCCCAGCGACTTAATTTTTGTCGTGCGAAACGATAGCTCAACAACGAGTTTGAGGGTCCGATTCAGATCGCTAATGTCCTGAACCATCAGCACCAAGTCGGAGGTAACACCCGTTACAGGGTGTGCATAATGGCGATGCTCGCGAAAAAATATCTTATGCTCTGTACAGATTTTCTGATCAGTTCCCCAAAAACGCCAAGCCTCATCAATGCAAACCAAATCACCTGGCTGAACAAAAGTATTGATCTCTGTCCCGTGAGGAAGGAACTCAGGCTTAAAGACATCGTCATTAGTGCAGTGAACAACCTCTCCGAGTGTATCCATAGCGATACCCTGCTTTTCATGGATATATGCACGGATCGCATCTGAGTCGATACCATCAACATTAGTAACAATACGGCGACCTTTGGCCACAGCTGGCACTATGACGGAAACGACACATTCAAAGCTTTTGCCCGAGCCCATCAGCCCGGTATACGCGTTAATAGCCATTAGCCAATTACCGGAATTCGGCGAATCAGAAAGCGAGTCACCAATGCCGCTATCAGCAATGGCACGCCGTTAGAAAAAGCAAATAGGTCGAGAAAGTACCAAGTGGCAGCTCCAATTCCCGAAAATGCAGAAGTAAGTCCGGCTCCAGTTGGAAGCCACGAAGCCATAACTGAAACTAGTTCAGCAACAACCCAATAAAGCGCAATCATTACGACAAACTTGACCAGCACGCCGCGAACCAGCCAACCCAGAAGCGCATTACCAGCGGAAAGCAATATGCCAAACATAAACCCCCTCAAGCCGAAAGAACTATGAATAGTGCTGCAATTACCCAAGCGACCAAGCTGCCATTATAAAGAGGTCCGCGAACCTCCTCGGATAGCGTGCATTGAGCATCCATACGGACGCGGGCCTGCAAGACGGCAATATCAAACTCAGGCTTTGGACACTCACCCTGATGCGATGGGACTTGAAAATTCTTTAAATCAGGCATCAGATTTGTAATAGGTGCAAGAATCTGAGCACCTGTCGGAGTAGCCTCCAAATTAGGAGCACCGATCCCCGGATCAATACCTAGATCAAGCTGAGGCGACCCCTCAGGTGCAGTCGGAATGCCAGGCGTAGGATTAGTAGCCTGGCCAGGAGTAGAAACAGGAACAGAACCCGTGGAAGGATTAATAGGTGAAGCTACCGCGTCAGCTACAGTCGGATAAGAACCTGGATTGGCCTGTTGCCATGCTTGCACATCAGGAGAAGTAACAGGATCAGTGTAGGAGTACGGCAAACCTTGATAACCAGCTTGAGACGCAGCCTCCTCCCAATACTTATTAGCGGCATCAGCAATTATTTGAGGGTTAACCGGCGAATTAAGAATTTCTGCAGGAATCGACGCCGCCGCAACTTCAGCAGGCACTCGAGTCAGATCCCCTTCACCTGGTTCGGCGATGGGAGTGCCCGGCTGAGTCGTCGGGTATCCGAATGAGCAACTCGATGCACTGACAGGACCGCAATTCGGGTTCGGGTCAACACAGCCGGGGTTGCCGGTCCATGATGAGCCCCAAACCAAGGTAGTAGAGCCTCCCGAGCCGCTAAGGTGCCCACAAACAGCCTCAGCACTACCAGTGCAAATCTGCGGCTCACCTGGCCAGGTATAACATTTGCCAGCTTCAAGCCCTGGATCAACAACAGGCGATCCACCACCTTCAACGCTAACAGTCCCGTCTTCCTCAAAGAACCATTTGTAGATCGAGTCAGCTGCAAGTGAAATACCAGCACTAACAACAGCACCCACTGCGATAGTAACCCAGAGCGGCGCACCTGCAGCTGCAACCGCACCTCCAGCAGCAATCGTTAGTGCCGATCCAACTGCAGCGAGGGTTGCATTAAAGCGTGGGTCATTGGCGGCAAAGCCTCTCTTAAGAGCCTTCTGCTCTAAAACGCCACCAATAGCATTGCCGAATTTCTGCGAAAACGCCGGAGCGGCAGAGGCGAACAATGGCGTAAAGAGCAAGGCCAAAAACAAAGCCTTTTTAGCAAAGAATAAGAAAGCCAACTTTTTCATAAGTCATTATCCGCATATCCAGTAATTGCCGCCCAGGCACACAGAAGGCCAAAGACGAACATGAGCAAGTACCAAGCGTCATTGGTTGTCACTATTTCGGTTTCCTATAGGCGAAAAAAAAGGGCGCGCCAAGGCAACGCCCTTTAATCAGTCGTTATTAACGACCGCGAAACATGCCGAGGATCATGAACGCTCCTTTCTGAGTGGCATAGATAGTGGCCAGAACCGCGCCGACTGCAAGAATACCGGCAACCACGTCAGCGGCCGTGAAGGCACCAGTAATCTCGGTAAGGTCAATTGCTGCAGATGCAGTCTGCGAAACAGTGGCACCGACAACAGCGGCAGTGACAACAGCAGTGGAGAGAGATTTTTTAACTTTCATAGTAGTTATCCTAACAAAACCGGCATCCGGCCGGCACGGCTTTCCTCAACGAGGACGTATGAGGTTTAAGATCGTGCCAACACCCCGAGCAGTCAGCCAAAAAAGCAGAGTTGTACCAAAGGCAAACGACCAGAAAGCGAGTGCCTGAGCATAGTCAAATGGTGCAGCTGCAGCTTGAACAGTGGAAAACTCAGAAGGTGTTAACAATACATAGGAGATACATGGGGTTTCTTGGGTGACATTCACAAAACCGTTTGCATCTACAGTCGTGCAAACCGCCATGGTTAACTTGCTTTAGGAGCTTGGGCGGAGTTAACTCGACGCCCTTGACGCGGATCTACATCGAAGCTCAGACGCCCATCGCGCACGTCAGCAATAATGTCGCATTCGTAGGTGCCAACTGGCGGGACCTGGTTAGGCATCTCTGCGTAGAACGAAGCTTTCTGCGGGTAAGGAACATTAGGCAGATGAACATAAGCCTCAAACATGCAGTAAGGCTTGCCGCTTTTTGCAGCAGTTCCGCTACGATGATTGCCAGTTACTTCAACGAGGATGGTGTTGGCGTTCGACATGATACTGCCCTCTTTTACTATTGGCAGCCGACAGCTAATGGTCGGCCTAAGATATGCCCGGTCGGGCGCGGTTTAACAATGAATAAATATCTATCGAAATATCGCTTTGATATAGCGATACCACAAATAACAAAATGGGAAGCCCAGGATCAGACACACCGTGAAAACGAGTGTGAATTCATAGCCATTCATTAAAAGCCCATCCATTCAGCGAGGCTTACTGTTCCTTGGGACTCATAGTCCAAGGTCCAAATACTCATAGGCCTAGCGCCCTGCTCTTTTCTAGACTCAAGAGCGGCAATGGTTTCAGCTACCTGCTGAACGAGGACTGGCTTCATTGCGGCGAGAACCTGACGCTGCTGCTCAAGAATGCGACGTTGGCCAGCCGAAATCTGTGCACCTTGGAAACTTACTGTTTTCACGCGGCCACCTGCAGGTGATTAGGACGGCGATACCATGCAGGCATAGCCAGCGATGACTTAGTAACTTCTCGGCACTGACGCACAAAGACAGGCGCAAAGCGTGAGGTATCACAAGCATTACGAATGTTGATTCCGATCTTGTTTAACCGCGCTGCATGTGTTTCAAAGGCTCGCTTTGAAAGACCATGAGCACTGCCATGCATCCAAATCATAGCCTGAGCAGCAGTCGCATTAGCTGCTTGGCGACTAGCAACAACATGCTCTTCAAGCAGCTTGTCAGCAATGGTCATCATATCCATGGCCGTCACCTTCATTCGTTCGTCAATGGCAAGAAATTCATTGTGTATGTCAACAAAGCGGGCTTCGTTAAAAAGGCCCCAGTAGGCCAGCCCTTCGCGCTTCAAATATTCTGCTTTTAACTCTTGTTCCATACGAACTACGCCATTTGAGGCGCAGTAGTCACGGACTTTGACTACATACTTGAACTCGTCAGAGCCTTCGCCAAATTCACGTTTAATCTTAGGCAGAAGGTTTTGATCCATTTCGAAAGCTTTGTCATAAGCCTTGCGATACTGGAGCCGACCACCCTTGCCATTCCCCTTCGGAGTCCAGGCAACGGTCCTGCCATTCGGATACAAATAACCAATGCTATGGCCGATCCGCTGAGACGAAACACCACGCAAGTAAGCGAGCACATTGCCTTCACCAAACGCAATGTTGGTGGTCAGGTCAACGCGATGAATCACCGCGCCGTCAGCGACCAGGTCACTAGACTTACCACCAGATGCTCCATCACGAAGCATGACGCGAGTGCAGCGCGTGAAAGGCGGCAAACCATATTGAGCAAGAAGCGCGTTGTAGACAGAAACACACTGATCGAGCGTGCTGAAACCGAAAAGATTGTCCAAGCGCCCTACCCGACTTGGGTTGCCGTCAACGCGAATGTTCCGCCCGGAGACATGAATGGTGACCGAGGTTGAATAGCTTTCGCGATGCACAAAACGTGGCTGCTTGGTACTCAAAACCTCGTCCGTGTTGGCATCTATGGTCAGGGTATACACGTCGCAGACGACCGGAAGGTCATGCGAATGCTCCTGAGAAATGGTCAGCCAATCGATGAACATCAAAATTCCTTGTCAATACCGGGATAACGGTACGCGAATGCCGGTATGCTAACCATTGAAGATACCTAAAAGCAAGCAATTCAATACCGATATAACGGAACTGTACATTTGAACAGTATTTACGATCTAGGCACTATGAAGAGCCAGAGCGAGCGGACCATGGTTTTCAGTGAGAACCTGAAGAAATTCAGGAAAGCTCGGGGCCTCACACAGCCCCAAGTCTGGGGCCCTGCGGGTATCGCAAAGTCGAGCTACACGTCCTACGAAGCTGGATCGCAAATGCCATCCGCTGAAAAGGTCGTTGAGCTGGCTAAAGTCTTGGGCGTCACCACCGACGAGCTGCTGTTAGGCGAGGAAGAAATGACGGTATCCGAGGATCTAAAGCCCATCTTGAAACGATTCGACCAACTACCACCCGAGCTCAGGAATCAGGCACGTATAGCCCTGAAAGGTGTGCTGTTTGGTTTCGAGCAAGAGGCGTTGAAATAGCCGAAACCGAAGATGTCTTCGGTAAAGTGGGGGTGTAACAGCACCCCCACCCGGCTCTGCCGGAAAGCCGGAATTTCTCCCTGATTGCACCAGGGCGAGAAGGCGTTTTTCGCGGGCGCGAAAACGCATAGCCGGAATCTCTCCCCCATTGGCTATTGGTCGCGGAAATGTACATTTCCGTGACTAACGAGGCAGTTTTATCCGGTGCTTTGCTGAGGGAATATGCAGGCATCTGCGACGACCTAACCCGATTTAGCAGCTAAATTGAGGGGCCAGTCTAATTTCTGCATTTCCGGCTACCTACCGCAATCTCTCCCTGATTACCAAATAAAGATGGCAATTTTTGAGCGCGGGCAAGTCCATAGCCGCAATCTCTCCCTGTTTGAATCATGGCTCCGGCAAATTTTCGCGGACGCGAAAACATGCAGCCGGAATCTCTCCCTGTTAGGGCTCAATCAAAGATCGAGGATCGCTTTACAGGCGTCCTGCAGCACCTCCAGGCGAGCATCGAGGTCAGCTGATTCCCGGTCGATCTGGAGCAGTCTGGAGCGTGCCTGACGCAGCTCGGCGACTACCTTGGGGTAGTCGTTAAGAACGTGGCAAACCGCGTCGAGCGGGTCACGTGAGGGGGCATAGAGAGCGGCCAGCTTGACCAGGTGCGAGGGTATGTCGAGGGAGTTACTCATAATAGGCGTTACATTAAACCAGCCGCGGAGCGTAGCTATTTTCCGCAGCCGGTTCAACGTAACGCCGGTGCATTATGGGTAACTCCGTATGGAGCCACCGGGGCCGTGGGTGGGCAGATTTGAAGCCAGACTCACGATAACTCAGGCTCCTTACCGGCGTCAGGCTGAAAAATGCTTCTCGATGAAATCAGCCAGCGTAAGCCCACTGGCCTGGAAATCTTGCAAATAAACGACTCGACCACCATTTATGGCCGCATCGTAGATCGGACCTTTTTTGCCGCTGCTCGCATCTACTTTCTGGTCGTTGGTGATTAGAACCGACGTGAGTGACGCCACGGCCAAGGAAACATCAGCCTCATTTTTCCTCAGAGCTGTGGATTTTCTACGCTTAGCGTGACCCTCACGAACGAACCGCTGTGTTTCCTCTCGCTGACGCCAATTCTGTTCGATATCGGACTCAAAAGTCCCTTGGCCAAAGCCGCCGTACCGGGCAGGTTCATCAGGATCGTTGGCCTCAGCGAAGCCAAAAACGTACGTGGTTTCGACCTTTCGTAGATCAATGCTCGAGCGAATGAATTGCTTCAACAGCCGGTTATCAACTTCATGCTTGGAAACATCGGGAATCTGAAGCAGCTCGATTTCGACCTCGCGAGTTATGAATAGAGAGAACTTTTCCGGTGGCAGCTCGACGCAAAGATCAAATTCATTGTCGAAGAAGAAATTCCACGCACAGCTGTCAATCGTTACCGAAATGGTCATGGGATGAGCTACCCTACTCTTTTTGTATTCCATCAAGGAATAACTATGCTAAATATTCATTTAGTTTAGTTATATCAGGCTATGGCGTTTGCTTGGTCGTAAGCCGCTTGCATGGCCAGCCAATTCTGCGCAACCCCCAGTCCAGCAAGCTCCAGGCAAGCAGCAAACTCAGCTGTAATCGGTGCTTTTTCTTGCAGGATGTTCGATAAGTGCGACCGCGAACAGCCGAGACGTTCAGCGAATTCGCTAACTCCGACGATGCCCTTCTCGGACTTGAGCGCAGGAACAATGTCTTCGCGAAGCAGCTCGCCTGGATGCGAAGGCTTAAACATAGGCATCTGCATGGCCCTCTAGTGACAGTCTGCTCAGTCGAGTGACTCAGCCTCTGCAATGCCAGTGACGGCACGTCCTCGTGCTGACGCACTCCGGGCGTGCCCTCCCCGGCACTGCCCTGATTATCACACGAATGATTGTCTGCCTTGAAAAAGTAACTGACGCGCTGCGCTTGTCGGGTCATGAACGGCAGCGCAGCAAGCTGCCCTACCCTTCACGACCTCAAGTTAAACAACCGCTGCGGAAGAATCAGATGCGGACCATCTGGATAACCAGGAGGATTTCAGACTTGCTCGATTCGGTCACCGTTGAACGGAAGATCGAGGGCAAAAAAGACAGCCCTGTTTGTGTTTCTGATGTTTTTTCCTCGGTCAGTCCGCCAAGCATGACTACCTCAGAATTTCGCATTTGAACGTTGGTCGTTAACTGGCGCTTAGTCAGCGTCGGGCTGTTATTAACGCCTGTAGTGGTCTGAACAAAATTGGAAAGCTGCTGATCAACAGTCAAATCAACGACTGCCGCGCGGACCTGTGGCGTGATGGTGAAGATAACTCCAGAGCTACGGTATTCAACAGATTGAACAGCCTGCCCGGCACCTTGCGGATAGGACAAAGCACCCAGTACAGGCACCTCGGCGCCGACATTGATCGTGGCCTCTTTCCCAGAGCGCACACGCAAGCTCGGCTGGCTGACTACCTTGAATCGCGAATCTGAGGACAAGGCCGAGAGCACCGCATTGAAATCGCCTGTACTGATACTCACTGAATTGTCGAGTGGGTTTCCGGCCAAATTGATAGACACCTTACCCTTGAGCAGTGATGCGGCCAACGAGAAAGCCGATCCGTCGCGGTCGCCGGTTTGGACCTCATAAACAGCACTGCGCAACATCACTTCTCCTAGCTCAACATCCACCTGCGGCAGTAACGATCGAAGATTGGCGATCTCTGCTTTGCTGCCTACAAAAACCAGCTGGTCAGCGTCTCGACTGAGCAAGCTCGCGGCCGATCCTCGCGGCGCCGAGCCGCTAGCCGGGGTTTGCCCTGGAACAGAAATTCCCCGATCCACACTGAATTTGCCCTGAAACAAAGGCGAAAGAGTCTCTGCCAGATAGGCCACATCCCGGTAAAGCGGTCGATACAGAAAATACTCACCAGGTGCAGGAGCCGGTTCTTTTTTCGGCATCACTGTTTCGACACCATTCCGCTGAATGACCGAATAACCGAAGACATCAAGAAGTCGAACGAAATCGGCCCGCACCTGGGAGGCTGTACCC